CTAAGGGATATAATTTATCAATATCTGTTTTCCAAACAAAGGCATGAATAGGTAATTTATCAAATAAAGCACCATAATCATGTATAAATGATTCAAAATATAATGCCTGGTTTGGAATTGATTTTGTAGTAATCCAATGTGCTGATTCATACTCACCTTTACCAAGGGGAGTATTGTTTTTGTCTTTTTGAAAATCGTATAAAAATTCCTTTCTTACAAAAACTTCTATTGGTGGGATATTAGCTACTAAATAGCTCATATTTTATTTTTCTCTAATAAGTAATTCACCTAAAACTTCCATACGGCCCACTTGTCTTTGAAATTCATTTTGGTTCATATCTAAAGAGATACTTTTTAGAATTTCATCAAATTCTTTTTTAGCAGCTTCTTTATCAAATTTACCATCTACAACTTTTTTGTAATAAGGTGCTTTTACATAAAAGTGATTATAGGTTAACATTGCTAAACCACCTTTTTCTTTAGCTGTTTCAGCTATTTTAGCGGCGCCTTTAGCACGTGTAGTAGCAAAATCTTCAAAAGTTTCTTTTGCTTCTTTTAATATATCAGTTAATTTAATCATTTTTTTGTTTTTTTAACACAATTAGGATATCTTTTACCAAACATTTTTTTAAATCCTTTTTGGGTATATCCTTTCCAACATCTTTCTTTTAATAAATCTTCATTTTGTTGTATTGGAGCATATCCTGAACCATATGGCGCTGCTTTACCTGATTGTGGATCTGAAGTTTCTTTATTTAAACGTTTAGTTTTTTCTTTTGATGCTTCTCTACGTTTTTCAATATAATCTAAAGCACGTTTTAAACGTTTTTTTACTTCAGGATCTTTAGATCTTCCATAAGCAGCTCTAATACGTTGATGAATCACATTTATAATTTGTGATTTACGAGCATGTGGTTTAGCTTTAAATGATTTTTTAGCTAATGTATCTTTAACATCTTGAGCTGTCTTAAATTTTATACGCACAGTGTCTTTTGGATCTTCATCTGTGTATAAACGACGACTTGATCCTTTAGGTTTTTTACCTGTACCTTTTTTAGGTTCATCACCTTCTAGATATCCTTTTTTTACAGCTAAATCTTGGTCATTAGTCCAAATATCAGATGTTTTATATCTAACTTTTGACACCATATTTGATTTATATGGTGGATACATTTCATTTAATATATCTAATAATTTAATCATATTACCAAAACCCTGAAAATGTTGTTTTAAATCCTAGTAGTTTAGCATAACGAGGTAAACGGCAACTCCAATATGAAGCTTTAGTTTTGTCTTTTTTATTAGGACAATTATGGCGTTTAGAAAATGCCGCTCTAGCTTTTGGATTGTTTAATTTAGCTCTTAAACCACCACCTGCCATACCAAATGATACTTTCTTTACTTTACCTTTATCTCTAACATAAACATAGAATTTTTTAGAACCACCACGTTTTGGTTTTCCAATTGGTGGTGTTTTCTTTTTCTTATCTGCTTCAGTTAGTTGTCCTGTTACTTTAGTAGTTAAACCATCTCTTTTTAATTTAGCAGCCATTTCAGCTACATTATCAGCAGTCATATCATAATCAGGATCACCTTCAACTTGAGCGTAGTAAGTACCATCAGCCATTTTGTAAACATTGGCTACACCATTAGGACTTGAAAATATGGCTATATGTTCTTTAGAATCAAATGTACCTTCACCTAATGCTTCTGTTAAGAATTCCTCAGTCAGAGGTAAGTCTAGTGGTACTTTAATATCATTATACTCGCCAAATGTACCTACATCTGTGTTATCAAAATAATATTTATCTGATTCACATAACTGTATTCTACCATTATTATATAAGTTTCTTACTTCAGCAAATAATTTTAAAAACATTGCTGATTGAGGACGGTATATAGATTCATTAACTGGTAAGTTATTTTCAATATGATAGTATAAGCCTTCAGAAATGAAGACTGGTTCTTTAGATTCATTAATAACTAATTTAGGGCCATGATTATATTCTTGACCTACATAGTTAATAATTTTTTCAATATGTTCTTTGAGTTGAATCTTGTTCATTAGTAAGATATTAAATCATTGTCATAACAATATTGCAAAAGATCTTTTACTTCTTTTTCAGATAATTCACCTTCATACACATCATACATGTTTTTAAAGTCACCAAATAATTCATGACTTTGCTCAGCATTGGCTATAAACGATTTCATAAAATTTTTATCACTTATATATTGCTGAAGTGAATTTTTATTTATACCAAGCTTACTAACAATTTTTTCTATTTCACTATCCATACCTTTATGTTCAGGATATTGAGAAATAAAAAATTCAGTATCCCATTCAGCCTCATATTCTCCATCACTTTGGGCAGCATCGTCTTGTTGTGTACCCCAAAAATCTAGAATATCTTGTTCTAAATTACTTGAATTTTCTTTTAGGATACCAGCTAATTGCTGCATTCTTCTAATTTCATTAATTTGTCTTTTCATATTAATATGGAGTTGTTTCTTTTGCTTTTGGTAGTATCTTAAATTCAACTACACCTTCTATATTCTTAATATCTTCAACTATTTTCTTGATGGCGGCTTTAATGTCACCTTCAAGTGCTGAAGTGTCAATTTTAATATCAACATTAGTCTTATAACGTAATTGTCCTTCTGAATTTGAACCAGGAACAGCAGCTTGTGAATTAACAATAGTAACACCTGGTAAAGCACGCATAGCTGATAATATATTAGTTTGATCATTAACTTTAGTGTTAGTGATCATTGATGCTAATAATTGAAATTGTTTAGCAGCTGGTTTTTTTTCTTTTGGATTTTCTATTGGTGTGAAATCCTCTTCTTTTACTATGCGTATTTTCATTACTGCAAGTTTACTAATTTATATTTAGTTGACTCAATTAATTCAACAAATGTATCTATTTGATTTTGAATATATGAGTCTTGAGGTAAAGAAGTACGATTTTTTTCAACATACATACATAATGCTTCAAAATATTTAATCACATCATTATTTTCAATCCATTGTCCTTCGCCTTTATAACCAGTAATAATACCATAGCGGCCTTGAAATGACTCAACTAAAGCATCAATTAATGGTAATATACCCTCATAATATCCTTGTAAGGCTATATGAGCAGCATAAGCACCTGGTCCTTTAACTTGTAAATGAAATATATGAGCTTGTGTACGAGAAGCAAAAAAAGTTGATATAAATGAAGCCATCAACTGTATTGGGTTTGGTAGCTCAATAGATATGGCTAGTTCTGGTTGATTTGGATCAATAGTATCTATTCCAAAACCTTCTTTAAGATTACCATCTTCAGCGGCATATAAAGCTCTCATGTATTTTTCAGCTGCCTTAGCATCTTTAGAACAGCCCATTTTTTTACCTGTTTCTTTATATACGCAATTTCCTTTACGATTATATGGCATAATTATGTAGAATTTGTCCTACATAAATATATCCAGATCCAATAATAAATAATTACTTACGAGAATTTTTAGCCTTAACAGTGGTTATAGGCATTTTATTTTTTTCAAAAAATTCAACTTTAACACGTAATGAAGCTACTTCTCTAGTCAATTCTAAAACCATTTTACGTAACTCATCTTTTTCACGAGAAGATTCAACAAGTAGTGCTTCTAATTTAGAAATACGGTCTTTGCAATCATGGCGAATAAATTCCTCATCACGTTCTCTACGCATTGATTTTTTTTCATAGAATCTAAAGGCTGCAGCGCTACCTAATACTGTGATAGCGGTCATGAGGACAGTGTAAATGTTATCTATCATGTTGGAAATAAATATGACTATATTTGTGTTTCACGCAACTTTTTAATATATTCTTTAACTTGTTTTATCTCATCTTCATTTATTTTGCCACCACTCCATGTTTCAATATCTCCTTGTTCACTAAAATATGAATCTGTTTTACTAGTATAAAAATCTTCAATAGCTTTTTCAAAATCATCTACCTCAGCATTTTTATTAGCATTCATCATTTTCTTTTCATACTCATCCCACTTACCTTCTAATTTAATTTTAGCCTCCATTTCAATAACACAATCAAAACACATGTGATGTATATTCCACATTTTTTTATTTAAATTATTATTAGCCATTGGTTTATTACAACTAGGACAAGCTAGAGGCATAGTGATTAACTGTCTTAATTTATCATGTTTAGTAATAGTTTGTTTAATACTATTTTTAATAGTCCATTTTTTACCATTTTCTTCCCACACATCTCCTTCTTTATAGTCTTGTTGTTGTTTACTATAACCTACTTGTGTACTTATAGAACCACCAGCATTGCCAGTGATAATATTTCTCATTCTTTGTACATCACGTTTTGAAAACTCTTTTTTTAAATTTGTATCACTCATAAACCTAAATCTTTCAATTGTTGTATTGTGTCAGCAGCTGAAGTATGATGAATACCTATTCCACCAGCATCTTTCCAACGTTGTATATTATCTTTTCTATCATCAATTAAAATAGAGTTTGGTGTAGCAAATTCTTGTTTACGTTCTGCTTGACGTAATATAAGTTTAGTACCAGGTACATTTCTTTTTACCCAAACAAACTTACCAATTTTAGATGATTCTTCTCTTGATGGGGCTGATAGTAAATCTGGATTATATGGTTTAATATAACTCCATAGTTGTTTTCCATCAGGCATCCAATCTAATTTAATCCAAAATTTAACTCCTGCTTTAGTTATTGAATCCCAAAATTCTTCTTTTGGTGTATCAAAACTAGCTTCTTTACCTGTTAATTCTTTATATCCTTTATCAAAATCAACTAACACACCATCCATATCACAATATATTTTATAGTTAGTTTTTTCTTTTACATCTTCTTCAAATATTTCTGGTCTATATTCACCAAATTTTCTTAATAAAACACCAGCAGCTGCATTAGCTTCATTTTCAACTGGTGAACCTGTTTTACCATCTTCTTTATTTAATGGTGTTAATTCATTTTGTTTACGATGTACTAATTCATGAGCTAGTGTACGTAATATATCTGCTGTTAATCTTGGTCCTCTAATCACTAATAACTCATCAGTTTTAGGTTGATAAGCTCCTAATGAATGTATTTGTTTAGCTAATTGCTCATCATCACTAAAAGTAATTTTAGGTACTTTTTGTAAATCAAGTGCTTTAGAAGCAAAATCAATAAAGTCAGCTATAGTGTTGTCTGTATTACTCTCAGGTTCAGTTAATGTTTCTTCTAAAGATGATTTCCACCAATTAATAGTAAATAAATCTTCTTCTATATTAACTGGAATGTTATGTTTAGAAAAATAATTTAATACTTTTTCACGCTGATTAGGATTATCATTTAAATTAGGAATTAACATACGACGTTCTTTACCACCAAAAGCCTGTTGAGAATACTCAAATGGTATAAGCATTGTGTTTAAAAAATTCTCAATTTTATTTGTTAAAGCATAAGGTACACGTATAATTAAATTACCATCAGCTTGATTTTCTTGTAATGAATCAACATTTAAAACTGGTATTCCTAATATTTTAAGTATATCATCATATTGTCCTTTTTGAACAACCGCCTCTGGAAAACAACCTTCAAGTGCTTTATATGTGTTTAGATATTCATTTCTAGCTTTAGAATATTCAGTTGATGACTTATCAGTCACTGAACGTAATGCTAAAACATTCTTTTTAAGTTGTGTCACTAAACCACGTACTTCAGTTCCTGATAAGCGTTTACCCCCTGTTATTATTTTTTCCTCAATAGATAAAGGCATTACTCTAGTACTAAATGCTTTTTGTAGTGGTGTAAAATAATCTTGTTCTTCTACTTCATTTTTAGCACCAGCAACATATGCTTTTAACTCTAAATCATCATCAAAAGCTGAAAATAAATCTTTAATTGGTGAGGCATCTGTACTGATTCTAACAGTTACTTTAGCCATTGGAGATGTGGCTAAATATAAATCCCAAATACGTTTACTTTGTTCTTTAGTTATACCATCACGTGTTTTATGTCCTATAAGTACTATTACTTTAGTAACATAAGAACGAGCAGCTAATTCTTTAACTACCTCAAAATGTCCTTCATGTGGTGGTTTAAATCCACCTGGATAGTAACAGATAGCAGGAGGAGTTTTTTGTTCATTTTCCTCATTTAACTCATTCAATATTGTATTTAAATCAATCATTTAATAAATGCCTTTATTTTGGATATAGCTTGGTCTTTAGAAGTGAATTTTGGTTTTTGTTTAAGTAGTTGTTGAATATTCTTATTCATAGCTTCAACTTCAGCTTTTCTTTTAGCTATCTCTTCTGGTGTTTTTGGTTTACCTTTAGCTTTAGATGTATCAAAAAATCTACGCTTTATTTCTTCTGGATTAAAACTTTTATCAGCATCTTTTGGATCATTGTTTATTAAAATAAATTTATCACCAAATGCTTGTTGATATGTTTCAATGTTTTGATTTACTTTTTCCCATGTATTTAACACTTGACCAGGCATTAATGAACGATCTCTATTTACATTACGTTCAAGTGATGTTACAGGAGAAACATATATCATTATCATCATAGTTTCATATCCTAATGCCTCTAATTCTGTCTTTTTTTTAAGTAAAGGACGTGAGGCTGCACCTGTACCATCAATAATAATATCCTTTAAATTTTTAAATGCTTTAGTGTATTTATCCTTAGTTGTTTTTTGAGCTTGACTCATTAATTTAGCGGCTTGTGATAATTGATCTGGTGTGAAATCTTTAATTTTAGTACCAATACCTGCTGCTTTAAGTAAATCTTCATAAGTGTCATCAACATTAATCACCTTGAATTTAGATAATGGTAAAGCCTTAGATACAAAGGATTTGCCCGCACCTGCGGGCCCAGCCATGAATATTGCTTGAGGAGTACTCATATGTCAATAAATATTAACTGTTCTTTTTTGGGCGCCCACGCTTACCTCCGGTCTTAACATACACTGTTGATTTTTTAAGTGCTGGATCCATTTTAGGTCTACCACGTTTACCACCAGTTGGTACATAAACTGTAGGTGTTTTCTTTAATGCTGGATCCATTTTTGGGCGACCACGTTTACCTTTTGGTTTATTTAATATAGCTTGTGCTTTTGCTTTACGTTTAAAATAACGTGGATGTACAATTAATGAATCTAAATAAAACGCTCGTACAGCACCATTTTCTTCTACACATTCATGACCACCATCTTTCCATCCTGGTGTATTTGGTTCATGTTTTTTACGGTAATAAAATTTAACACCAGGATCACTTTCATAATACATGGCTGGTAATACCTCAATACCGTTTGTAAATTCTAGATATTGTTGTTCATCAGATTCCACCACATATGCTTTACGTGGTACAATGTTTGCTTCAATTTCAATTATTTTCATAACGTGTTTTTTAAAGTTCTTCTACTATCCCAAGTAGTTCAGCTAATATAAATAATAATCCTGCTGTGGTGAAGCTCTGTCCTATTAAAGCAAGAGCCGCAAAAATTCTAATACAAGATTTAATAAAGCTGATCCAGAAGTGCCAATTTGTTTTACTTTCTTTTTGTTGCATATACTTTATTTAAATGTCCCATTGTTCTAATATAGCCTCTTCACCTTGTTTTTGTTTGTTATACCAATCCAACACCATATCAATTTCTTCAGATGTTAGGTTATCAAACATATTTTCCAAATCATTAACCAGTTCAGGGTCAGCACTCTCATATTTGTCAATTTGATGATTGACCATGAGTTGTAAATTAATTGCTCTTTGAGCGTTTTCGGTGTACATAACCTTCAATTTTTATTATAATTAAATATAGTAAATGAATTGCGGTCAATCAATAACCTCGTAATTTTATAACCGCTTTACGATATGTGTCATGTTCATTCTCTGTCATATGACCAAACAATTCAAATATTTTACACTCTTTCTCATACAATTCATTAAACATCGGATGGTCAGCGGCCATATTTTCTAACGGCATTGTTTGAACAAATAAATCTAATGCTTCTTGTACTAATGGTGTGTTCATATCTTTCAATTTTCTTATATAATAAAGATATGTCGAGAGTCGCGGTCAATCTAGTTAAATATTTAAAAATTAATCTGTCCCTGAATTCTTAAAAGTTTACCTTTTTGTAGATTGTCTTGTTTAACAAAGTCTTCAAATCGACGTTGTGAAATGGTATACATCATTACAAGTTCAAATTGCTTTATAGGTTGCCATTCTAAACCTATTTCTAATTCTTTTACGTTATAACTACGGGAATCAAGTTCATGTTTTTTACCACCATTATAAAAATGATATCTAGTAAAAGGAATTATTGTTTGATTATTTAATTTTTTCATGTAAGACGCCATTATATATCCTCCTGATAATGGCATAGTAGAGATAGAATCTTTAATTTTATCAAATTGTGGACCACGGCCTACATTATATTCAGCTTGTATCCCAAATGGTTTAGGATATAAAATAAATGACATAGCCATTCGTTGATCTAGATAAGTCATATTTGAATTTATCTTGGTTCCATTTGATAGTTGATCCTTAGAAAATGTATATAGACCTCTATAGGCTTGGATTGATGGTTCTATAATTTGGTTATTAAGTTGTATAGGCCACGTAAATCTAATTACTTTATGTAAATTATTATTTGCTTCCGGTCTATTAGCTGTTTGCCCATTGTATAATCCAATTCCAAAAATCCCATAATCACCACTTCCTTTTAGTCCATCTTTAACTAAATCGGCAAATAATTTTCTTTGCTTTGGTGGAGCCCAATAAAAAAAACCACCTATATCTCTTTCATTACTAACAGCACTATTTAATCCATCTGTTCTATCAAGTGGAAGTCGATTCTGACTTGATTGCATATTTTCAAACCCATACGGCACTTTACTTTGTCCTAATCGTATGCGAAATGAATTTGTTTTATCTAATCCTAAGTCAAAATAGGCATCACGTATTTGTCCAAAGTGTTGAGAAGATGATGAAGCATTACTTGCAAAGTCAGGTTGGATATAAAAATAAACACGTTGGTTTATTTGTCCTGAAAATATTAGCCTTAGTCGTCTAATAAAAAATCCACTATTCTCTCCCCAGGATCTGTCGCATTGTTCACATCTTAATTTAGGATTAGTTTCAAAAAGCCTATTGTATCTAACTTGTGTATATCCTCTTAAATTTATAGATTCGTACCATTTGTTAGTAGCTGTCTGACTGAAGGATAAAATTGGAGAGATTAATAGTAGAAAAAATAATAAATATTTCAACAGAGTGATTTTTAATTCACTTATACGTATGACGTTTTTAATCGGTCTTTATTTTAACACTCACAGGTAATGATTCCGTCATAGGCTTGAAATTTGGGTTTTCAAGTTTATATATCTTATAGATATTCATAAACATTTCAAAATTAGTTTCAATATCACTTATAACTTTTAATTCCCATCCTTTACCTTGTATTTTATCTTTTTTACCTTCACTACGTGTGTTAGCTTTCAACCATAAAATACCTGTTTCTTCTATTTTATCAGTATGTGTTTCATTCCATGCTTTAGAGTAAGCAGCTAATTGTAAGTCATATGATGTATGGAGTGAGTTAGATGTTTTAATATCTAATAACCATAATTTTTTATCCATTCTAACAATTAAGTCAGCTGTACCAGCATACTTATGTTCATCAGAAAATAAATGATATTCACTCACTATAAGTTCTGGTTTGTATGTGTTCCAAAATTCAGCAAATTTTAAAATCATTTTCCATACATCCATACTATATTCTGCTCTACCATCTTCATTTAACCAATTAATTTCTTCTCCATTTAAAAAACAATCTATAGCTGTATGTACTTGAGTACCTTCAGCAGCTGCTTTAGAGGCAATAATATCACTATTATGCCCTACATCTTTAAGCCAATTATGGAAAAATTGATTTTTAGGAAAATAATTTAATATTGATGTTACTGATGGATAATATTCTTCTCCACGTCTATAAAAACGAGAGTCTAATACATTTACTTGCCTATCTCCTTCATTGTAATCTACAATGCGTTTGATTTTTGGGTCTTTAATGATGTTGACGTTTCTATCAATCATGCTAATTCTAGCTTTTTGTATATTAGTTCACCTAGAGATAACTGCTCGGCTTCATGAACTAATTTGGTGAATTTTTCGAAGCCCATTTCTGATGGATCTTTGTCTTGTAGATCCACTAAATAAACATCTTTGCCTAAGTTAAGAAGTTCCTCAGCATATTTTAAAGCATCTTTTAAAGCATCCCTATCTAAAGACACATATACTGTTTTTACATTATTTTGAACTAGTTTCAACATTAATGCTTTAGAAAATGTTTTTCCAAGTAATGGTATAGCATTACGTTTAATAGCAATAGCATCAAAAATACCTTCACATAATATAACAGGTACATTCCAATTAATAAAATATTCTAGTCCTATAATCTCATTTTTATTACATTTAGGAGCATCATATTTTTTCTTAGAGTCTGGATTAATGTCTCTGGCTATAAAATAATTTAAGTCACCATTAACATCATATGATGGTATTATAACTCTACCCTCATACCTGCCTTCTTCACAATATCCTATATTATACTTAAGGATATCTGATTTAGTAATACCTCGTTTTTTTAAATATGCTAAAACGTGTTTAGCCATAATATCAGTACGAGATATATTAATTAGTGGTTTATATTCTTTAGGTAATTCAACTTTAGTTTTGTCACTAACAGTTTCCTCTTTTTGTGTATAACCAAGTATTGATTTTAATTCAGCTATTTTTTCAGGAATAACTTTTATTTTCTTAAATAAACCAATCAGTGTTCTTCCTTTTTTATTACACACCCAACAATGCCATGGATTTTCTCCTTTCATATTAGGTACCATGTTCACCTCTAGTTTTGGCTTATGGTGGTTGCAAAAAGGACATTTATACGCATAGTTATTACTACTTGTTTCTTTTCCTTTTCCTAATACACTATTTACTGTATGCAGTAGGGCCGCATTAATCATAACTAATAATATAGTTAAAATATTTTATTAAACCAAATCTTTAGTGAAAAACTTACCTAGTATATTGTCATTATAGCTGTTAGTTCCTGGGATTAAACACTCATACTTACATTGATAATGCATTTCATAGTATGTGAGTTGTTTTTTAGTTTTACAAGGCATAAGTATCATACACTCAAAAAACATTGGACTTAGTTCATTAATATCATTGAGTAATTCTTTTGATGAACCCCAATATGTTTTCCAGTCACTTTCAACACGAATAACTTCATGTGTTGGTTTGCGGCCTGGAGTTGGTGGTAATTCAGCGAGTTGTTTTTTGGTTAGTTTTTTCTTTTTGTTGTACCAAAAATACTTTTTACCAACATAAAATTTACCATCTGTTAAATTAGTGATTTTGTAAACAAAACCAATGTAGTCTTCAGGATTTAATTTATCCCAGTAGTTCCATTTCATAACATTATTTTATATAAATATTAAAAATAGATGTTTAGATAGATGATGATAATGGAATATCTTTAAAATTAATATCCCATTTGATCAAAAATGTCATATCAGTATTTGATGAGATAGGAATTGGAGTTGCCATTTTACCAACAGCTAATAAATCATTAGTATCATTATATAAACCAACAGTAGACACATATGGTGAAAACTCTGAACCTGAAATAGATCCAGTAGTGAAATCTTTTAATATACCATAATTATTTTCTGATGTTGTATAAACAATATTTCCATTAATTGATGAACTATATGGTGTTAATATACCTTGTGAACCTGATAATAATGTTGGATTATATGATGTATTAAATTCATAGTCTTTTATAGTACATTTGATAAAAGTCTCATAAACAACATGGTTGTTTTTAAAACTAACATCAAAATTTGGTACTATAGTTCTAATCATTTTATTTTTATTAAATAAATTAACATTGAGCTTGAGATTGTATAGTTAATCCACCAAAACTTTCTGTTCCATCAATTAAACATCCTGTGCCTACAGTTCCACCTGGACTAACTGTAGTTCCAGTTGGATTTCCATTACAATCTGTGGCACTCCAAGTAATACTACCACCCGCGTTGTTTACTAAAGTATAAGCTGTACATGTAGGTATTGGTGTTTCTGTTGGTGTTGGTGTTATTGTAGGGGTTGGAGTTATTGTAGGTGTTGCTGTAGGTGTTGCGGTTGGTGTTGCAGTTGGTGTTGCAGTTGGTGTTGGAGTTATTGTAGGTGTTGCGGTTGGTGTTGCAGTTGGTGTTGCAGTTGGTGCTACAGTTGGTGTAGGTGTTGCAGTTGGTGTTGCAGTTGGTGTTGCAGTTGGTGTAGCTGTAGGAGTGGATGTTGGTGTTGATGTTGGAGTAGGAGTTGGAGTAGGAGTTGGAGTGGGAGTAGGAGTTGGGGTTGGCATAAATCCATCAGGAATTATACTTAATACAGCTATATTTTGCTCATAAAATACATTACCAATATATGAACTTTGAGATAGTAATGTTCCAATAGATGAACTCACATTACTACCACTAAAACGTAAATTATAATTTCCATCATCAAAAATTTTATAAGTAGCTGATGAAGCACTTATATATGATAATTCTAAAGTAGTTGGTAATATTTTATCACCAGTTAATTGGCGTGGGAAATTAATAACATAAATTAATGATCCATTTCCAGTTGGAAAAAATTTTATTGTATCTAAATTACCTAATTCAATAAATCCATTATAATATGAAGATGTAGATAAAGTACCATCATTAAAAATAGTACCTTGCATTGAACTTGTATTAACATATGTTGGTAAAAAGTTAGGATAATAAGTTGTGTTTATCATGTCATAAACTAAACGATCATATTGACCATTAGTCTCAAGCTCATTATGTGGATCAAATAATGAACTAGTGAACTTAACACCTGCATTTACTGTGATTTGAAAGTCAGTTAAAGACCCAGATAATATATTCCAGCTTTTATTTGCTGTATATGGAACTACAAATGAGTCTGATACATTAATTCGTTTAAACACTGACATTGGCAGAACATTAGAAATCTAATTTAACACGTAATAATAATTCTTTAGTAAAATCTTTTATTAATGGTTTGTTTAATTTAGCAACAGCAATTAAATCACCAACATTATTATACATACCTACAGTTGTTATAAATGTCTGTGGATTATAAATTAATGATGTATATAATAAATTACCATTTGAATCAATCACAGTTGGATTAGTAGTGTAATTATTATCAGCATTTTTAACACGTACAAAGAAATAACGTGATGAAATAGTTTCATAGTTTTGTAAACGGAAACTAGCTCCTGATTTTAATAAATCAAATGTTTTTCTATTATTATAATTAAAAGATGGATTAGCTGAAGCCACAGTATTGGAACTATCTTCATTCCAAGTCACATTTAAACCACCTAAACTACCTACTGGATTAGCTAAAGCACGTGGGTTTAATATGATTAATCCTTCATCAGGAATCATCAATCCATAAGAACCACTTACAGTATAATTTGAAGAAAAAACACTATCAAAAGATCCACTTAATAATTGATAAACACGACATGTACCAATATAAGTTGCTGTGGATGTGACAGTTGAATCATCAGTTAATTTTAAAACATTACTACCAGTAGCTAATGTTAATGTTATTGAACCAGGATTAAATGATTCTTTAAAACGTGCTCTGTTAATTGATAATACAATAATATCTTTAGATGTATTAACTGATGATCCAAATGTTATATTTGTATTTTCATCTCCATAAAGTAATGTTCTAAATTGTCCATAGATATCTCTAGTAGGAGTTTTATCAATAATAGATGGATTAAAATAAGCTGAGCCTGAGCCACTTACATGTCCATAAGCTATAGAAAATTGAATTTCAGCACTAGAATCAGATGAAGATGTTTGATAAACATCTAAATAAAATTTACCTGGAGTTGAAGCTTCTTGAGTTGAACTTGAATGAAAAGTAGTTAAAGTAGTTACATTTCCAGTCCACATTGGAGAAATTGAAACATCTGAACTTATTACTGAGTCTTCAGGATTAAATGCTATAAATGACATATATTAATTAGGTTTTAGTTATAGTTAAAGGTATAGTTATTCTAGCCCCACTATCTCTACCAGTTACAGTTATTGTTGTTGTGATAGTAGCTCCTGGTAAAGCTGAAGTACCAAATAATGTATTAATTGTTGTTGCAATTAAACTAAATGAAGTACCAATTTGACTTCTAGATAAATTAGCACCACTTGAATTTGGAATAGTTGTACTAATTGCCAAACCAGTAGTATCAATACCAGTTCCAGCAAATGTACTTAAGAATCTTGAATCTCCCACAGTCATTAAGTAACCAGATGGTTCAAAAGTTGAAACAGCTCCTAAGTAATTTAATGTTTGAGGAGTAATATTGATAGCGGCGGCTTGACGTAATGTCACAGTTGTATATCCAAGATTTAATACAGGTAATTTAGAAGTACCACGTGGTAAAGTTACTAATTTATATTTTAAGTTTTGAGTATCATCTGTAAATGCTTGTAATAAAGGCATTTTTTCAATTGCTTCACCAAAGAAAGCTGAACCAGATGGATGAGTTGGGTTATACAAAGTATAATCAATTTCATCATCTGCTAATGCAAATTGTGTGATTTGGAATGAGCCGTCATTACGAGCCATTAATTCACGGCCCTTTTTTGTTAACACGGCATCAATTGTTACTAATTGGTTGTTTAAATATGACATCTTTCAATGTGTTTTATATAAATATATTATGGAATAAGAACTGTACTAAATATTTTACTCTTTAAGTCACTTACAATATTAGCTAATTTAACATCAACATTAGGTGCTAAATTAATATTTTTAACAATACCTGCTGATGTTTGTCCTGAGCGTTTTTTATAACTAATAACAATATTTGTTTCATCAGGTATTCTTCTACTAAAAATATATTTACTAATACTACCAGTTAAATTATTAGCTGAAAATGATTGTATGCATCCTAAATCAATATTTCTATTTAATGACAATGACATTGAATCAGTAAGTGATGTTGGAGTATGAACATTAATTACTTCATATTCTTCTATTATTGAAAATCCTTCAGCTGAAGATGAAAGATTGTGTAATCTAACTAAATCACCAGAATTTAAAATAAATGGATAATCAGCTTCACCATACATTGTAATTAATGATTGAGTAAACATATGAGAGTCATCACCATCAAAATAAAATCCTTCACTAACATAACTACCACTAATAACATTATAATAAAATTCAGATATTACTTTTGAAGCTATTAATACATTTGATTGACTAACATGTACTTTAAAAAATGGAGATGGATCTAATGATGAACTTAAGTAAGTGCTAACATTACTTAAACCACCAAATCCACTACCTCCACCTGATTGAAGTAAAACTGATGTTAGGGTAGTTGTAATATTAGTTACTGTACCAACATGATTTGTATTTAAAACTACTGTATTTGTTAATTGACTAGGAGTGATAGGAATTGAAAAGAATAAGAAGTTTAAACCTATATTTCCTGGTTGATCAAAAGTAACAACTCCAGTGACATTAACAGCATTACTTAATGGAGTTACTCCAATATAATTTACAGTGACATCAATAAGTTCTACATTAAATGGAGCTTGTGTTCCACCAGATTGAGCTGAGCCATTAAAATTAGCAAGTAAACCAGCACCAGCACCACCTTGTGTTGAAACATTAGTTAGTTTAGGTTTAACTAAAATATAATTTAAAGTATCATCTCCAAATCTATTCCATAATACAGGATAAAATCTAAATCCACCAGCAAATATAGGTTTATTACCATCTAATATTTGTTGCTTAGATGGATTTTGGTTATCAAATAATCCTATATTAATTGTTTCTCCTGATTTAAATGTATTTTGTACTTGATATAAATTATACTTTTGATCTTCACTTAATAAATCATAATTACGTTTTGTTAGTTCAGTTAAATTACTATTTTCATCAATTAGATATTTAATATAAACATTTGAACGCTCAGGCATTGAGAGTAAATCAGATCCTGAAGCTGCTACTTCACTAAAGAAAGCAAATTGTCTTGTATTTTTATCTATAGTAGCTGTTTTACCAAATGTAGTATCACCATTTGAAAATACATTATATAAAGTACTTGTTGTAGTTGAACCTTCATATCTTGGTCTTGTATGACGTTGGTATGTGTCTGTGAAATCTTGATATTGATAACTTTCAGTTACATATTGACTTCCTGATATATAAAAAGCATTACCTGATATAAGTGTTATCTTTTTTTTAATATTTGAATTTTGATTTAATTCAACATTATTTAGCAATGGATTAAATTCAACATTCCAAATACTCTCAGAGTATGAACTAGTATTCTTTGGTTTAAAATTAATAGCAAAAGGATTAAAATTAGCTATATCAAAATCATCATGTATGAATATAGATGATGATGGTAATTCACCTGTAAAGAAATCTCTACCATCAGATGTCATAGTTACTAGTCCTAAATTACTTTTAACAGTGTAATTATAAAGTGATTGACTATAATCACCACTATTACTAGCTGTGATAAATAAAGTATTAATAGAACCACTTTGATTATTATGTCTAGCTACTTGAGGAGCTAGTATTTTAACATCTGGTCTTTCAAGTAAATGCGGTTTAATAACAATACCTGTAGCTACATTAGTTCTAGCTGGTGTAAAATCTTTAAGTGTTCTGAAGAGTGAATTATGAAAATAACTAATTAGTGTTATAAAGTCTTTATAATTAAATGTATTAATATATTTTTTAAAATAATCAAATCTTAAATTATCTAAAGCTTTATAACCACTACCTCTAGGATCACCTATAAATTCATCAATTGTATAAGTTGAACCTAATTGAGCTATAATATCTTTATTAATTTCATCTTGTGGTGATAAACCAGCATCTAGTAAGTGTATATCTTTTGATGTTGGTAAAGTAGGTTGTAAAATAATACTTTTATTAGGTAATAATTGAGTACCATATAAACTACTACTTACAATTCTTATTTTATCAGTTACTGGATTAGCATATCCTGAGTTTGGAGTATCAGCATAATATGTTTCTACAAATGAAACATAGTTATTTTGATTAGAAAAATTACTAAATGAAGCTGTCCATCCTTGAATTGTTTGATTAGGAGCTGTTGAATTTACTGCTGTTGTGACACTATGATTATAAGTGTATAAGTTATTTCCCAAAGTAAAACGAGCAGCTAAATCATTATAAGCTGAAGATGTATAATTACCTTCAATTGACTCAGGATTTAATACATGAGAATTAAAAGCTGATTCAGACACATAATTAGACCATAATCTTAGTTCTTGTAATGAACCACTAAATGGGTAAGATCCATCTCCAAATGTTATAGCACCTTGTTGATACCATAATGAGTTGGAAACAGCTGTGTTAGTAGTTAAACTAGCACTTGTCTTATGTCCTACTTCTCCCCAAACATTGTTTTTAACAAAAAATTCATATGTTTGAGAAGAACCAGTCTCATTTATTCTTAAATTTGGATTTGTTCTTTGAACTAATACTGAATACCAATCAGTATTATTATTAGAATTAGTGTTTGATCCTGTTTGATAAATAGGAATAGTAGAAGAAGTGACAGATAATCCACCTAATTTAAATTGAAAATATCCAAAATCACCTACACTACCTGAATATATAGAATTTGCTGAAGCAGTACTAGTATATAATAAATTAAATTGAATATCAGAACCACTATAGAATAATGATTGAGTAGTGAAATTAGATAATAATATATTTGATGCAGTTGGATAAGCTCTAAATCTAAATTCAATACCATTTGGAGCAATATCATTATATCCTGTTCTAACTAAACTTTGTGATGTATAATTCCAAGGTATATTTATTGTATTTGAACCACTAACATTTAAAGCATAAGTAAATCTATCATATTCATATTCACTAGTAGATTCAATTTTATCAACACCACCATATTCAAGATAAGACATTACAGTTGGTGGAATACCAAATATAGTATTTAAATATTGAATAAAACGAGTTGTACCTTTAGATTTAAGTAATAAAGGTAAGTTATGATATAAACGTTTATAAATACCTTTTTGTTGATCTTGACCAGGTATTTGATATTGAGAAGCACTAACTAGTGTTTGGTATGAACTAGTCATTGGTAAATAACTACCATTAGGACTTATACCATATAAATATTTAAACACATTAGTACCATCTTCATCTGTATAGGTATTAATACCCATGGATTGAAGAGCAAAGTATACTACATCTTTAGATATACCTTGATCTAAAGCATTTTTAGCCTTATATAAGTCAGTTATAGCTTTAATATGAATCCAAATATCATCAAACATTTGGCCTATTGAAGCTACAAATTTAAATACTAACTCATTGTCATTATTCTCAGCTATATAACCAGGCATAGCATATAGTAAATAGTTTTGGTTATTATCATCATACAATGAGGCAGATAAATAACTACCACTATACCAACTTATAGCTTGGGAGGATGTAACTGAATAATTTACAAATGGTTTAACTGAATTTTGTTTTGGCCAAGAAAAAGAACCACTTGTATAAAATAAATGTTGTTCAAAACCATCAAAATTTTGAATAGTTTGATTTATTTTATTTTTATATAATTGAGCATCTAATTGAGCTGTTGGTGTAGAACTAGCAGCTGCTGAAGATGAAGCAGATGAATATAATTCAATATTATTTAATTTATATTTAAATCCTTCTAATCTACGAGCTGCTGATGAAAAATGAACCCACTCAGTATATTCAAAATTATCATAATCAATATTAATAGCAAAATTAGAAGCACTTAATTGACCAAGTAATTGTTGTAATGGTCCAAATGATGCTTGTGAACTAGTAATTTGATTAAAATTAAAATATGGTGTAGGTCCTACTCTTAAGTTATCTAAATCTAAATCAAAATTAGGTCCACGTAATGTTGGAAATGTAATTGGAACAGGATCAATAGTTATACTAACACTAAATTCTTGTGGGTTAGATATTGCATCAACAATACTAACTAAAGTATTTATATCAATATTAGTTGGTAAAGGATTAAGTAATTTAATTAATATTGTTGGAGTTGGAATATTACTATTTAATACTAAAGATCCTAAATCTAAAGCTATATTAATAGCTGGTATTAATCTATTTTGTCCAAGATTTAGATAAAATTCTTTAAAATAAGGAGTACTTTGAAAATCATAAATAAAATCAAGAGCAGATTGTTGTAGAACAGAATTTGATATATTATTAGTTGATAATCTAATTTCAGTTCTATCTGCTGAGATTTCTTTTATAAAAAAAGTTCTATTATAAGTTAGATCTATTTTAGGTCTTAAAATATTATATATTACTTTAAATTCTCCAAATTGTAATCCTAAATTTTTTAAATCTAAAGATGGATCAAATAATAATTCTTTTAAAGATATAGATCCAGATGTTGGTAAAAATGTTCCTGGAATTGAATAACCTTTAAAAGGAATAACAGAATATAAAATATTACCAGCTGGATTAGCAACATGTAATTCAACATAATCTTCAGAGTTACCAAAAACACGCATCATCTCTCTAGATGGAACTAAAGTGGCTGATGATGATCCTGATAGGATATTATTATTTCTTGGTAATTTTATAACAGTTGTTGACATATTATATTTGTGTTCCTGTATTAATATTACTTTCTAGTAATATTTGATTTTTTAATTCAATATTTTCTTCTCTTAAGTTAGAGATTTCTGTTGTTAAGTCATCTAAAGATACACCTAAATATTCTAAACTACGAGTAGCTAATCCTAGATGAGAATTTTCTGAACCAGAAGGAGGAATATTATAAAATAAGGCATTATATTGTTCAAAAAAGTTTTGAATATCTTGTTCAATTGTAGCTTCTCCCTCAACAACAGCTGCTTGTGATCTAGCTAATTGTTTAAAATTAGTATTTATAACATTATTAAAACTTTGTAAACCATAAATAGTTTTTTGTATTTGTATTTGTTCAGATTGATTAGTTTTAGAATTTGGAGATGAAACTGTTAAAGAAGTTCTATTAACTGAGTTATTTACTGTGTTATTATAAGTTGCCATTATTAAATAGTTTGTAACACTTTAAAATAATAATCATCATCATAAATGTAAGTACCACCATCAATTTGTGATTTAATTTGTACTTTATAATAACGATCTGGTTCTAATCCATTCATATATAACATAAAAAAACTACTTGTTGGATCAACACTTAATCGAGTGGCTGAAGTATCAAAATCAATTATTTTAGTATTTGACTGTAAATCAATAATAGAATAATATGAAGCTGTTGGTAATAATTTATTATTAATATATAAAGAACTAGTTACAAATGACCTAACTGGATATTTGTCTTTAGCATATATTCTAAACTTAACAAATTCACTATCATAAAAAATATTTTTATTATTTGATAATGATACTAATATATTATTATCGCCTACATATGATAATGATCCTGTATTATTAAAATCTATATTATCCCTCCATTTAAATTCTAAACATGGAGGATAAATTGTGTTAGTATCTCTAGAAAAGAAATTAAATGTATATTTGTAGTTTGGATTAAATTCAATTGAACCTGTATTACGAATAATAAATCCATTATTTGAAATCACACTAGCTGTCCAAGCAGCTACAATTGATGTGACATTAACATTAATATCTTTAGATGAAAAATAATTAAATGTTTGATACTTATTATAACCAGATGATGTATAATAATTAGCTCCTCCAGCATTACCAGGTAACCATGAAGCTGTTATATTAGCTGGAAATCCAGCAGTATCCCAAGCATTTGTTTGATTAGCACTTCTATACTCCCAACTACAACCATCATCTGTTTCAGGAATATTATTAAAACGTCCTGTTCCCATATCCCAACTTTCATAAATTGGATTAATTTCAATATTAAAATTAGTTGGAATCCCATCAACATTGGCATTATATAGTTTTAAAGAAGCAGTATAATTAACTCCTGATTTAGCTATAACATCAGAAATGTCATCATTATCAAATTGAATTAAAATACGTGCTGTTGATGATGATGGAGTATTAATAGATAATTTTTTAGATAAATCTAAAATAGCATCTAATCCAGCATTTAAAGTTGGATAATCTGAGTAGATTGTTGTGTCCTGTGAAGGAAATATTTTGTAAACACCCATTTATAATAGTATTATTCTAGTATAAATATGGGCTAATTATAGAAATTATTTCAATAAATTGTAGTATTCTTTAAAGTGTTTTTGGCGGTCTGGTAAACCAATTGTACCTCCATTAACACATTTAGTCACAGCTAATACAGATGCATCAGAAGCATCAACACATTTACCTAAGCAATTCTTATGAAAAAACCAAGCAGCTGATAATAATGGATATTTTGTTGCTACTAAATCTGGTGTTTCAACTAAATTTTCAGGAACAACTTTATCAAATTCAATGTAGTTAGCTTTACCAGTTAATTGAATATAGCCACGGCCACGGAATTTATAACCTTCACCTGTAGCTTCAGCACCATTACCCATACGTCCCCCATAAACTAAATTAGCAATTTTTTCTGGTTTACGCTCATATAATTTAGCTTTATCTTCTGTTGGGAAGTATTTTTTAAATATTGTCAATAAACCTTTAGCTCCATAGTTTAAGTTTTCATTAACTACTTTAAAACCACCTGATTCATGTCCACATTGAGATAAAAAATGAGACAACTTAACAGCTGTGTCAATTTTGAATTTTTCCATTACCTCAGGAATTTGAGTTATAACACCATCTGGAATGTGTCCTTTAAGTTTATTTAAGTCCATATATTTAAATTTTAATAGGTTACTACTTTACCATAAATATCAGTGTCAGGAAATCTCACTTCAAAAATCATAGGATCAAGTGATGGGTAAATAACACCTTGTTTTGTGGCACCTTTTATATCATATGAGTATGGTGAATAATTACCTCCAGCTAGATTTGTAATATCAACATTAATTACTGATTGAACACCTTTAACAGCTCCAATTAAATTATATATATTTGAATAAATAATTGGTTGATTAATTTGCCATTTATCTATATTAAAATAATTTTGTATTTCTGTTATAGCTTTAGTTAATACTTCTTGTGAATTATAAGCTGGTAAAACTGAGATATCAAAATTAATTTTTATATTAGCATAATAAGCATCTTTAATAATAATAGCATCACTAGCCATTTTATGATAAGATAAATATGTTTTTAGATTTTGCTTAATAGTATTAGAAGTTGTAGTTATTTTACCATTTATATCTGTTGATAAAACACAAATTGAAAGTGCTAATGGATTATTAGTGATAAAATTTTGTTTATCAGTGTCATTAGCAACTAAATAATTTTGAGATACATAAGCTTTACTTATATAACCAAATTTAGCTGGCATTGATAAAGCACGAACTAAGTAGTCAGCTTTAGTTACATTCCTATTTTGAGTTGGAAAATTAGCTAAAGCTTGTAAACGTATTTGTTCTGTTGTTTCACCAGGTCCACCACCTGATGATGGTTCTGGATTATTGAAACGAAGTGAGTTTTCAACTATTGTTAAAATAGAATTATTTAAATTAAAATTATCTACAGTTATATTAACAACACTTCCTAATCCAATATCATCAGATGGTAAATTAGCTTCTGCTCCTCCTCCAACTAAATAAGTCACTGTTAAAGTAGTGTTTGAAGGAGCAACACCATATTCATTTGTATATTGAAAGTTAGATGGATCATAAGCCATATTTAATTTACTAATACCATCTACTAAACCTATACCAACATTATCTGGATTTGGAATAATAACTTCATCTGGTGATGATGTTACACCACTTCCAAATTCTAAAAGTAAATTATTATCATCATTAAAACGAGTTACAAAACGTCTATCTACTTTTTTAAGACGTAATAAGAAACAAGCATTATCATTATCATTATAATAATTAGGCTCATTCATAGATATATTTAATGTTTCATCAAATATAGTATCTTGAGCTAAATAAGGTACTTCATAATATTGATTATTTTCACTGTCAGTCACACTTAATACTTGAATAATATTTGAATCATTAATAACAACAGTTGGAAATTGTTCAGGATTACCAAAATTAAATGTAGTTGTTTTAATTTGTCCTGATATTGCTTCAACTTGTTTTTTAAGTAAATAATATTGTGGATTAGTAGTACCTGTATAATATTGATATATTGTTATAGTTGTTGGATCAAATGAAGATGAAAATCTAAAATTAACAAGATCTTGAGTTATAAAAGTAATATTTGGTTTAGATATAGATTTAACACTAGAATTTTTACCTAATCTTAAAGTATATCGAAAATCAGGAGCATAATTAGGTGCTCCATCAGAAGGTAATAATTGATAAACATCTAAATTAACTGTTGAAACTGATGTTATTTTGGGTCTGTATCCTAAAGCATAAGCTAAAGCTATAATATTTTTTCTCTCTTGAGCATATAGTAATAATGTTTCTTGTAATTGAGTATCAGTGTAAAATGATAAAATATCACCTATATAAGCAGCCATTTCTATAAACATATTTCCAGGAGCAGATGGACTAAAGTCCATGTAATTATTCTGGAAGTAGGTTCTAGCATAATTAATTAAGTCTTGCTTTAATGTATTAAAGTCTTTATCAAAATATTTTATATCAGGTACATTTGCCATTATTATCTGCTTAAATTAGTTGTTGAAACATTTATCACTAAATTATCATTTTGGTTATTAATAGAGTATTCTAAAACTAAATTAATAAGATTTAAATCTGATTGTTTTTTAATTATTATATCTCTAATAATAATATTAGGTATAAATGCTATTATTTCTGTCTCTAATCTAGCTGCTACACTATCAAAAGTTGTATCTGGTTCAAATAGAGATGCTCTTAAATTTCCACCAAATTGAGGATTAAAAAAACGCTCACCTTTATCTGTTAATATATAATTTATTAAATTAGATTTAACTTGTTCTTTAGTTGTAAATGTTTGATTAAAAACATTAGTGTTATTATTAAATAAAACATTAATACCAATGCCCTTTTTTTGGCCTACATCTTGTGGGTTAAGTCTATATGCGGGTCTATTTAACATTAGATTTTACCGTCTTGTTTCATTTTACTCATTAAAGCACTAAAATCAGGCACAACATCAATTTTAACAGCATTAATATCCCCAGCTGGTCTAGTATTGGCTAACATTTGATCAACACTATTAACAACAGGAATATTAATTGGTCCACCAAAGCCTTGAGCCATTGTAGAATCCATATTACCTAATGACTTCCAATCATTAGTAGTAGCTGTTTCATTCAATATCTCATTTAAAATATTATTATTAGTAAATGTTTTTGGTTTTAAGGGCTGTGTAGGTTTGGCAGGTTTTATAGATTCAACCATGGAATTTTTCACAGTGGTTTGTTTGGTCTCTGCCACCACTGGCTTAAGGTCTGGTGCCTCAAGCAATATTCCAAGCTCTTCCCTCACAACAGCTTGTACCTCTTCACGTATAACTTTACGTAATAATTTTACAAATGTATCAGCTTTCATGTCTATAAATATTTTCGTTATCCAAGTATTAACTTAAGTTCTTCAATTAATTCATCAGCTTTACGTATTTTACTAGGAGCTGTTTGAGTTATTTTCATTTTACTAAAAGTATCATAAGCAATAGCTTGTAAATCACCAGCTGGTGTTGTAATTACTTCAATAGTATAATCACGAGTACCATTATTATATATAGTTGAATCAGTATTATCTTGTTTAGATTTACTAGAATCACCATCAACATTTAAAGCTATATTTATGTTTGTGTTAAAACTTAATCTCTCAACTTTAAATTTAGCTCTAGTTAATGCTTGTTGAAATGTTCTTAATATAGTTTGAACAAATGTTATTAATAAAATATAATTTTTAATTTTATCTTCTAAGTCTTTAGTTACTTGATCATCAGATTCTTTGCTGATTAAATATTGACCAGTAATTGGTTTAGATGGTGATGGACTGGCTAACTCAGGACCTGAAGAGATAGCTGTAGTTAGTAATTTCTTTTTTTTTACTTTTAACTTTAATTGAATAATAGCTAAAGCAGTTTTTATAAGTCTAAGAACAATAACTAAACTATCAAGGATAGTTTTCATTATCTTTATAACTTTTAATAAATTATTTTTTTTTCTTTCAAATTCTTGTTTATATGGAGAATAATCACCTGAAAATTTAGGATAAAAAACTATAGCTACTTTATTTTTAACTTCCACACGACCTTTATTTTTTAATTTTCTTTTTGTTTTTTTAATTAAATTACTAATAGTGGCGTTAATTACTATATCATTATTAATAAATTTAGTTAATAAAGATATAACAATACTAACAACAGCTGTTTTAGCTATTGATTTAGCCATATTTGCTTGATCTTGTAAAGAATTTGATAAATTATTAAATTTATCTTGTTGTTGTTGAGATATTTGATTTACTTTTTCTTCACTTTGTTTAACATTTTGTTGTTTTTCAGAGATAGAAGAAGCAGCAGGTGTAGTTGGTAAAGAAGAAGCAGCAGGTGTAGATAAAGTTGGACTTGATACTTTAACCATTTGATCAACACCAGATCCATAATTATCTCTTAAAGCAACTTTAGCTATTCGTACTAAATCAGCTTCTGTTGATGTTGGAGAATTGTTACTATATATTGATTTTCCATTATCAAAAACTGTAATAGTTTGATTGAAGCCTGATTTTTTTATTTCATATGTAAATTTGGGCATAATTAGATTGTAAATGATTTTTCTGATTTGAAATTAATCATATCAGCTTTAACTTGAAATAATTTTCCTTTTAACATTGTTGTAGCTGGAATTAATAAAGCTGCCATTAGTGGACCTGGTGCTATGGCAGCTGCTTGTACCATGTCACTATATGTTGATATAGCATCTATAAGATCATTTAATACTCCTTCTAACTCATCTGCTTTAGTAATTGGCTCTGCTTGGCCATTTATATCTAAACCTAACTGCATTTTAGGAGCATTAACTAAAAACATATTTTCCTCATTATCACTATCTTCAATACCCACATCAATAGTTACTTTATCACCTGCTGATAAATTAATATAATGTTTAGCAGTTATAAAAATATCATTAGAACGAGCATTAAATACTAATCGTCCTGATGATAATAATATTTGTTCTTTATTGTAAGTTTTAGCCATTGTTTTAAGAAATATAAATTATATCATAGTTTCTTCCATTATCTGAAGGTTGGTCTGTTCCTAAACATACTGTAGAATTAATAACTTGATCAGAAAAAGCAATTTTTTGTGATGAAGGATTATGAATTATAATGTTACCATCTATAGTTATACCTACAGCTGTGACATAATGACCTCTACTAAAATTTGTAGTTCCACGTATTCTTATAACTATAGGTCTTTGAATTTTTATTAATCTATCTTTATAAGCTTCAAAAATTTGAACTGTAGTTTTTTTAGTTGGATCATTTTCTCTTATTAAACTTGGAAAATCTTCTTTAAGTTTTCTAAAATTCAAATTATTACCATCTAGAATATATGGAGGTATTCTTTTATAAGAAGGTTTATTATAAAACATCTCTTGAGTTATATTAACATCAGATGCTTGAGCTATCATTGTAATTGATGTTACAAGACATCCCCAGTTATTATACTGAGGTATATATGGTGTTTTATCTCCAAAATAAAATTGACATTGGTCTGGACTAATACGGTCCCCATCTAGTGTATAATTTTTAGTTAGAGTAGCTTTTTTGTTTACTTTTGATACACGTTCACGTTTTATTGTTTGTCCTTTAATTCTAGTAACAAAATATTTACTATAAATAGTAGGATTAGTATAGTCAATTGTAAGAACACCTGGATCTGTTGGTGTTATTATATCATATAATTGAGTTGGTTGTTCTTCAATTGGAAGATTATTAAATTCATCATCATATAAATTCTCTTCTTCTAATTCAATTATTGTTGATTCTTTTATGTTAGTTTTTTCTATAGTTGTTTTTTGTTGAGTTTGTTGTTTTATAACAGCGGGAACAAGTGTTGAACTTATAATTTCATCTATTTCTTTACCAACAGCTACTATACCTGGTGTTTTATCATTAGGATGATTAGATGAATATCCAATATCATTTTTTAATTTAAAAACTCCAACATCAGTAAATTTCTTATAATAAGGTGTTAAAGTATCAACTTTTGTATTTTTAAGATTACCCCATCCATAACTCCCACCAAACACATATAATCCATTAGTAGCACTAGGAAATTTTTCTTTGACTACATCAATAAAATCTTTAATACTAGTTGTTTCTTGATATCCATCATTAGTACCAATATTGATAAAAACTTTAACTACTTCTTGATTACCAATATATTTTTTTATAGCCTCATTTAAGTTCTTTAAATTCCAACCTACTTTCCATAATACACCTTGTGGTCCTATAGGTTCTAATAGTTTAGAGTTAGCTTTAATTGACTCTGTCTGACTATCACCTATTATAATTGCTTTGCCTGGTTTTTGTGGGATATTATTAGTATTAACTATATCATTATTATTTTGTATATTTAATGATTGTTGATTTGTGTTACCAATATTAACATTAATAGTTCCTTCTTTAGTTATAGCTATATATGATAATGTATTATTTGGATCAGCAGGTTGTACTTTTTTATTTGGGTCTGGTGTTTGATTAGGATCATCAATTAATGGATTATCACCTGAATATATATAAGTGTTTCCATTAGTTAGAGTTATTCCATTAGCATCAGTTCCTTCAATACTTATATTTCCACTACTAACTTGTCTAAAATACTTTTTTTCAGCCATAATTTATATTAATTAAGTCCAATGTAAAAGATCATTAGCATCATTAAATCTATTATAAAAATCATTAGCGTATCTACTTCTTTTAGAAGGAGAAAATGTGCCACGTTTATGACTTTTTCCAGCTCTGTAAACATCTATTCCTTCAGTACAACCATAACATCTTTCAACTGTAGAAGCAAAAAGATAGGCTGCTATATCAGCAGTTAATGGACTTGTATTGCTTACTGCTTTTGTAAAGTCATTATATGATCTTGTAAAAGAGACATCTGTTATAAAAGGTAATTGATGCTCAATTAATGATGTTCCTTGTGGAGGTGAAGCTAATTTTTTTATATCAAAGTATTTAGCATTCCATTGTATTAAACCATAGCTTGTAAAGCCATTAAGATCATCATATCCTTCACTTGGTTTAAATCCACATTCAGCTTGAATATTACCCATTATTCCAGCTGTTACTTCCTTAGATAAACCTAAATTTTTAAAATAATTTTTAACAATTAATTGATTATTAACTATTTCTTGTTTATTAGATATGGTTGACTTAGTTCCTATATCATTATTACTATATGAATTAGTACTATTATCAATATCTCTATTTCCATTTGAAGGTATTGATGAATTATTATTAATAATCTGATTAATAGTAACTGGGTTTAAATAATATGATATTCTTTCATATTGAGACAATATGTCACCAACTGTATTGTTTGGTCCTTTTAATAAAGGAACAATATCACCTATTCCAGGTGTTTGAGTATTATTAGTATAAAATGGAACAGCTTTACCTGTTACAGTAGATGATAAATTATCTCCTATTGGTTTATAAATTATAGATCGATCTAAATTTGTCTTTACAACAAATCCATATGAGTATGGTTCTTTATTTTTATTAAAAATAGAGTTTTTTCCTCCACTAAATCCATTATTATTTTTATATTCAGTTTTTCCTCCAGTAGTTATGGTATTATTAGTTCCCATTTTCTAATTGTTTTGGCTCTTCAATTTTAATACCACTTATTTCTTGAAATAATAATTCTTTATCACGTTCACTTAATATACCTCCATCACCCTCACCTTGAGTGTTAGATATAGCGCGTTGAACAATACCAGCCATTTTAATTAAGGCCTCATCATTCTTAACAGCTATTTCCATATATTCTTTAAGTAATGGAACAAGCATCATGGCATCACCTGGCTCTTGAATCATTGGTTTGAGCTGGTCTATTAATGATTTAATTTCCTTTTCTTTACGGTTAGCATTCTTGTATATATCTTCAAGAAGACTTGAAAAGGTTTTGTCTTTAAATATAACTTGGTTAAAATCCATATTCTATTTTATATAAATATGGAAGGCGAAAAGAGTTATAACGCCATAGTGATACGTCCATGCTCATAAAATTCATTATACTTATGAACATATATGAGTTTTAGACGTTTAATTATTTTAGTAATTTGAGGTGTTGATGCCTCAGTCATTTCTTTAATGTAAATATATAAGGCTTTTTTATTGAAAATATCTAAATTTTCACTTTTTCTAAATAATTCCATTATACCATCAGCTATTTGAGCATCACGTTGTTTAGGAAATAATATAAACATATTATGATCAATATACTTAGTGAATTGTTTCAAAAATGATGTAGGTTCAAGATTATTATTTTTTTCACTAATGTTCACTAAATCAATTAATATTGATTTATCTTCATCAACAGCTTCAACAGGTGCTTTATCTTTTAACTTCTTATAATTTGCATTATTATATAGAATAAGATAGCGTTTAGCAATAGTACCAAAGTAAGAATAAGCTTTTCCCTTACTTTGATCATATAGGTGTAACTTTTCAAGAAGAAAGGCAACAACCTCATGTTGGAGCTCAGGGATTGTATCCACTTCTGTATAATAAAATTTAAAAGTATGAATGATATTTTCAGCCAATTTATGAAAGGCATAATTAATTTTTTCATTAAATATCTTATTTCGTTTTTTAGGACTTCTTAGTCTTAAATACTCAATGATAGCATCTTCAGTTTCTTGAGTAAAATAAACATTAGCTGTTTTTGGTTTGCGTTTACGGACAGTCCCCTTCTTAGTTAATAATATTTCTTCACTCATCTTAGCTTCTTAAATAATGTTTTAATGAATCTTGGATGTTTTGTAAATTACGGAAGAAGAAACCAATTTGATCATCTGATTTAAATGCTTCTGTTAATTCAACTTGATTAAGTTGTTTACTTGATTCATCAATAATAGTAGATATACTATCAATAATAGATTTTTGTTTAGAAGCAATTTGTTCTAATTTAATTACTTTAGTATTTAAGTTCCAAATAATATACCCAAATATTGTGAACACCCAAAGTACAATTGAAATAATTCCTAGTATCATATATTTTTCATTATATCGGCTAAAGCTGGATTAACCATTTTTTTAAGTGCTTTCTGCTTAACAGCCGAATTATTTTTATTTAATTTAAAATTGTCTTTTTTAGGTTGATAAAGAATTGGTTGGCGTGGGCTAGTTAATTTAAGTAACCACTCAACTTCAAATTCAATTCTGGCAGCTAATAAATCTGCTTGATGTACAACATAAATAAGTGATGTGCGTGGTTTAGTCTCTGGATTAAAAGTGATTAAATATGACTTGTTAGCTTCATCATATAAACCATCATGTAACTTAATAGCCAATGTCTCATTTTTAGTAGGTAAAATACCATTACTAATAAGTAAATGTAAACCACGATCAGGTACTGACATATATTCTAAACGGTCATTAAACATATAAGTTTCATTCAACTTATCTCGTCTCCATTGATCTGTTTGTTCTATATACGCTGGTTGCTCTTCATCCCCAAATTTTCCTAAGTCATGATTGATTGCTGAGAATACTAATTCTTCAGTTGTGTAAGTAGCTATCATACCCATTTCTCTCCACACAGCATCAATTTTAAGAGCAGCTGACACAACTCGGTTTACATGGTCAATATAACCACCTGGAAAACAGTTGTGGTATTGTGGGCGATGTGAAGCAGGCATCATTACAAAGCGTTCTTCATGTTTCTTATAAAAATCAAGCATTTTAACACCTCGTTCTCCTGAGATATATTGCTTAATAGTATTAAGAAAATGATGCCAATTAGATTGTATTTGTTCTGGAGTTAGCATAACTTATTATTGTTCTGAACTAATTAATGTTTTAATTTCTTCAACTTTATCTTTTAATTTACTAATCATTTCTTTAGCTAATAAAAGATTCATTTTTGGATCTGATAATCTAGATTCAAAACCAATTAACATATTTTCAAGTTGATCTAGTTTATTTTCTACTGGTTGTTTATATCTCATATATATTCTTTTATAATATTAACTAATTGTGGTATTGTATCAAATGTAAGTAAAGTATCTGTTGTCTCCAACTCTGTTTCTGGAGTAATGGTTATTATTTTATTTCCTAGATCAATAAATACAATTGGATATGATTCTGTTTTAAATTTTTGTTCTATTTGATCTGCAAAATCAGAAAATTGTTCAGCATCAATATTAGTATAGGTTATTCCGCAACCATCTAATTCACTCTTCAACCATGTACAATAATCACAATCATTTAATGTTAATAATCTAACTCCTACTTCTTTCTTATCACTCATAAATCACTTATTAGTGTTCTAAAAAATATGGAAAATTCTTTGGGGAACCAAATTTTTTTAATGTTCATATATAAATATA